CAGCACATCACATGACATGTCGTCACCTGCAATCACATCATCCCCAGCCGTCACATCGCCAGCGGTCGCGGTCACGTTGCCAGTAGATGAAGTAATGTTGTTCACTGCCGAAACGGTCGTGCCAGCCGCTACGCTTCCGTCAGAGCCGAATGAGCCAGCCTGAACCGCGCCAGTAATCGTAGCGGATGCCAGCGTGGTTGTACCGGCCTCGATCCCGTTCACTGCGGTTTCGATGTCCGCGAAGTCTTTCGCAATGACGTTGCAGTCCACGGTCGCACCCACGTTATGCGCGGATGCCGTCGAACTATCGTAAGCCCGTGAGACCGTCAGCAGGTCGCCGTTCTTGACGTTTACCAGCATTATCTCGTTGTCAACGCTGATACTGAACGGAGCCGCCGGAAGGAGGTTGCCGCCGCCTGTCGCAACCGCGAACTGCGTCTGCCCGCTGGTGATCCCCGCGTATAGCGTGGTCTGACCGAGCGGGGCGTTTATGTGTTTACGGAACGCGGTCGCGCCTTGCCCGAACGTCACAGACAGCGCAAGCGCCGTGAGGATTCCGACTACGAATATGATTGTTCTGATTGACTTCATTTTGACTTTCCCTTCCGTTCTGATTCGTTGTCAAGCCGATATTCTTCGGCCTCTCTCTGTGCATCTTGATAGACTTCTATCATCACCATAAGCAGGTAGCCGGTAGCCGCTGTCATGCCAAATGAAAAAACACATGCCATAAACACAATCATGGATTATAAGCTCCCTCTGCTTGTACTGTAAGCGTCAGCGCGACACCGTTTGCTGTGGTCGCCGTGATCGCGTTCGTGCCGTATTTAAGGCTTGTCAACATGCCAACAAGATCGGCGCGTCTATCTGTCGTTCCGACAAGCGCGGTCTGATACCATGTGTTGTAGATAAGCGTTTCGCCGTTCGCCAGCCCGTCCGTGATCACAACTGATTCGCCCGTGGTCGTGTTGGCTATCGTGATGCTTCCGGTCGCGCCCGCGTGGGCCAGCATGGTAAGCACGGCGCGCGGGCTATACTCGTTGCCCGCCATTGTATAATTCTTCGATTGCCCGCTTGTGTGGACGTTCTGGGCCCCTTCCAGCGCGGAGAATCGCGCAACGTGGGATAGCGCAAAGTTCAGGTCAAACTTGGCAGATGTACCGTAATGTTCGAGCGTTTCATCGAAAGACTGAGGCAATGCGAAGTAGCCGATAGTCGCGGATTCGTTCGAGAATAACAGTTTGCCTTCCACGTTCGGAGTTAGCGCGTTGCGGATGTTTGCCAGCTTCGTATCTACCGCCGCTTTGGTTGTGTCATATATCCAGCATGGCACACTGATAACTCCGGGGTTGCGCCCGCCGTTCGTATGCACGGCGCGCCCGTTGGCGTTCGCCGCAGGATGATGCCCGCCACGGTTCGCCAGCGCAAGCGGATACGATCTGCGGCCTATCGTTATCCCGTAGGATGTGCCTGAAAAGTCTATTGTGTTGAAGGTGAATGATGCCATGTTACCGGATTCCCTTCCGCGCCAGCTTCGCGTTCAGCTTCTCAGTGAAGCTCTTGACCAGCCGGTCAACGTCCATATCGCCCGCCAGCGTTACGCCGCTTATCATCGGCCCGTTGATTGTGATCCCGCCACCTCCGCCCGCGCCCGCCATGGCCATGGAAGACTTGTTGTCGAAGACCTGAGAGCCTTGAGGAAGGTTTACAAGTTCCTTGCCATTCTCTCCGACCCACGTCATGCCACCGCGCCAGTTATTTGTTCCTGTCGCGTTGTTGCCAAGCTGCTGGTTCTGAGTAAGTCCGGTATTGCCAGATGCTGTGCCGACATCGCGGAAAAACTCTGCCAGCTTATCGCCAGCCGCGATAGCCGCATCAAACATCTTCTTCATTTCTTCCTGTGAATATCGATAAGCCTTCGTTACGCGCATCTGTGCGCCCACCACAGCCGCCTCATATTCTGCTTGATCTATCTCGCCCTGCTGCAACTTCTTCCCAAGTTCATCAATCACACCGGACAGCGCGTCACGCTGCTTCTCCCAAGCGGTCACGGCAGATTGCGCGGATGTGTTCACCGCTTGATTGTGCTTGCCGTACACCTCATTCAGATAAGTAATCTTCTGTCCCATGTCCATCGCGGCCATTTTTTCTTTATCGTACGCGATGTTCTTTTTGTCCAGAAGATCGGTTAAAAACTTGACCTGTCCGGTATATGTTTCCTCTACTTTGATTAGACCTTGCTTCGCGTCCCATGCCTTCTTCGCCGCAATAGCGATCCCGCCAAGCATGATGATCGCCGCGCCACCCGCAACGAGAAGCGCGCCCGGGCCCGCGATTGCAGCCGTGGCTGCGACAGCCGCACCGCCAAGCCCGGTAGCGCCAATCGTTCCCGCAGCAGTCGTGGCCGCAGCCGCCATGCCACCCATACCGAGCGCTGACGATACAAGCCCTGCCGCTGTGACGATGCCAGGAAGCGCGATAAGAAGCGGACCGGCCACAAGCATGAACGTACCGAGCGCGCCAGCCGCAACGCCAATTGTTGTAGCAAGATTTGGGTTTTCTCTTACCCAATCGCTGATGCCCTTCACTATCGGCGTGAGAAACTCTACGATCTTCCCAAGCGCGGGAAGTACAGCGTTCCCTATCTCCACGCTCAACACCTGTAACTGTGATTGAAGCTGTTTGAACGCAAGAGTCGGGTCGTTCTCTTTGATGATCTTGAATGCGTCAGACAACGCGGAGCCTGTCCCGTTCATCTCCTTCATGATGTCGTTTAGCTTCGCGCCGCCTTCGTTGGACACGGAAGCCATGACCGCGTTAAGCCCCTGCACATCTCCGAACAGTATAGACATTTGTTCGACGTTGCCGCCGGTAGCCTTCTTTACATCGTTCAGGAAGCCTTCCAGACCCTTTGCCTTCAATGCGGTAACGCTGAAATCAAGACCCAACTGCTTCGCCAATTCAGCCGCTTGAGATGAAGGCTTAATCAGGTTCGATAACGCAGACCGGATGCCAGTGATACCTAGTTCAGACTTCAATCCTTGAGTGGTCAGCGTTGCCAACCATCCGTACAATTCCTTCGTGGATAATCCGGCGGCTTTCGCCATGGGCGTAACGTTGCCCATGCCTTCTGCAAGTTCCTCGAAACGCAGAACGCCAGATTTCACCGCTATGAAGGCTTGATCGAAGTACTGCCCGATGTCCCCGCCGAATGTTGACACCATCGCCGCGCCATGCTTGGCCGCGACTTCCAGCGATGTCATACCGGCCTTGGCTGCCTCTGCCGACTTGCTCAGAAAGCCGCCGATGTCGTTCTCTTTGACGCCGTTGGACAGCGAATCATACGCGGCGCGGATAGAGTCGCGGAGGTCAATACCGTATGTGGTGGATACCTTCTTAACGGCCTCGGTCACGGCGGTCATGTCCTTGACGCCCAAGGATTGAATCTCCGCCATGCCTTTACCGAAATCGCCCGCCGCCTTTGTCGCCAGCCCGAGAGAGCCTGTAATAGCGCCGCCAGCCGTTGTCATGGCAAGCCCGATAGCCGTTGAATGCTGCGAGATAGTGGACTTAACCCCTGCAACGGTGCTTTCCAGTGTGCCGAATGACGCTTGCAATTGCGTCATGTCAGCACGGAATGTCATGTATCCATCGCCGAGATTTATAGCCACAGTGTACTACCTCACATATTCAATCTTGGGTCAATGAAGCCGCGATCTTCGGCGGCGCTTGCTATCGTCTTCGGTGGTCCGCATTTGCGTTCCATGAGCCGGTCTATCATCAATTTAAACTGTGATTCGGTCCAGTGTTCACAGATGTAAACGTGGTCCTTGCCCCATTCGTGAAGAGCCATTTCAAACATCCGCGATGCGGAATGTTCGTCCGGTTCCTCGTCATCCTCACGGTCGGCTACTTGCTCATCGCCGTGAGAACCAAGGGTAAAGGGTTTTCAAGTGTCCACAGCTTTTCAAGGATCGTCGCCACCTGACCGGATGTTGCGATGTCTTCAAAGCCAACTGGCAGCTTAGTGTGCTTGCCTATGGCCTCAAATACGAAACCATCATCGTCATACACTCCTTCGAGAATGCTCTGTGCATTCGCGTCGAAGTGCTTATTAAAATCACCTTTGCCCATCTCCGCATCCATGCTTCGATCCGATTGGGTCTTGATGTCGTTGAACTTCGTGCGGAAATGCTCGTTTTTGAGCATCAACACATCCCGCTTCCAGTCCCGAGACTTTCCGATGGGAAGCCCTCGGAATTCAATGTCAATGAAATCTTTCTTCTTGGCCGTGTCGCGGGTGTCGCCAATGCGCACCATGAACCCGCCCGCCTCAATCATCGTTCTCAATTCGTCTGTGTTCACCGGTATCACCCTCCTGTCAATTGAATGAAGCGGGGCCAGCCGGAGCCAGCCCCGCAGATTGATCGTCTTACGAAGTCGGCGCGTAGTTGTACTGGTACTTGACCCAAGTACGATCCGAATTCGTTTCGTCTTCGTAGCATTTGAAGACAAGAGCGATGTCGCGCACCTGAACCGCGCTGGCGGTGAAGTCCTGCCCCAAGTCTCGCTTGCACTTGAAGTATCGCTTCACGATGCCCCAACCCGCCGCCGGGCCCGTGTACTGGGCCGCAATGGTGTAGTATGAAGCGTTCATGTCTGCGCACTTCGGTTGTGCAAGCGTGTTGTAGCCAGCCTGTGACGCTCCTGGCGCCTGCGTCGAAATGAGCGTGGACGGGAGCGCGATGTTGAACGCCGTCAGATCGGACTTGCGGAGCATCATCGCCAGGGATTCGATCCCATGGCCGGTGCTGATTTCAGCGGTCGGCGCTTCGGCGTGAAGCGGGTGTACTACTTCACTCTTATCGAAAGGCTTTTCCTTGAAGTCCTTGATAAGCGGGGTAATCTGCGTCCACAGACGGCCCGGGTTCGTGCGCGCAACGGTAGCCGTCCCGCCGCCCACGATGCCCGCCACGCTGATATTGAGCGCTGCAATAGGCGTATTTGCCCATGCACCGCCGAACGTCACCACGACCGGCACAACCGGCCCTGTCGCGCTCAAAGGCCCGCCTGTAACCGTTAGATCGGTTGCGGCCAAATCTGCCAGCGCTGCAAGAGCGGCCTTGATGTCAGCGGCCACCGCGTTGTAAGCGATGTCTGCCGTGGTCTCTGACACGCCCGTCAGCGGGTTGACGAACTCAAGCGTATACGTCCCGCTTGTCCATGTCCCAGCCGGGGTGATCGTCTGTACTTCGTTGTTCGTCCATGTGATGGACGTGCCTGCCAGTGAAGGCATTACCGAGCCATGCGCGGCAATAAACACCTTCGGTGCGCCAGCCATTTGATATTCATCAGCCATTGTGTTTCTCCTAAGCCGGGCGCATCTTGAAGCGCCAAATTGTTAGAACGTACCTTATCCCACTATCGGGATCAGCCAACTGTTGGCCGACCGATTCTTCCTGACATGTCATTATTGTTCCGCTGGCAGTCACAGTGTTCTCAAGTGCGCGGAGGATGTCCCCGAGCGCGCAATAGACCGCCTGCGCTTCGCCATAAGTCTGTGTGCCGCCGTAGCATTTGAAGTGTACGGACGGTTCAATGTTTTCAACTGCTTTCTCGCTTGTCCCGCCACGCGTGAAAAACTCGATTGACGGGCTTGTATTCTTCCAGCCAATCGGCAGATCACCGCAATATATCCGTGTACCACAAAGCGTATATAGCGGCGTTCCGGTCTTCTTGAGCAAGTCAAAGAGGATGTTGTTCGTGTCTATCACAGTATCCCCTCCAATACAGACTCAAGCCGCTTCGTTTCGTTTATGTAAGACGGAGCGATGTACGGACGAGGTCGCATCTTATTCGTGCCAAGTTCCAGCCATGCGGAATACCCGGACTGCCCGCAAATGCGGAACCCAAGCGAACCACGCGGGACTTCCCCGTCTGTCTCTGACGGGTTGCCGACTTCGCTAAACGTCTTTGCCAGCCCGCCAAAATCATAGAAGTCAACCGTGATGCTCTTGCGGTTCGTGCCGCCCTGATAACCGCGTATCCCTGTGCTGGCTGGCGTACCAACCGGACTAAGGTTCTTCGCTGATATGTAGACGGATTCCGCAAGTTCAACCAGCGAGTGAATGATCCGGTCTGACGTGATATTCTCGCCGGCGGCGATGCCTGACGGGTCGAATGTCATATCGAAATCAATCACCCTACACCGCCCGAAGGCAAGGCCTTCAACCGCACGACAAGATGAGCCATGCCGCTTTGCGGATCGCCTTTGACCGCGTAAACCTCCGGCGTCGGCAACGTGTGAAACCCGCGTGAAATCAGCTTGATAAGGCTTGACGCTGAAACAACCGTTCCCAACGGAAGGCGTAGAGTACCATCTGAAATGGTGTTCTGTTCGCCCTCTGTCTCGTCACCGCGCCCAACAGAAAAGCCACACGCCACGCTTGCACCGTATGTAATCGCGGTGGTCGTGTAGTGGCTGTTCGGCGTTTCTACAACGGTTCCAATCTGGCAGACGTCATTTAGACTTTCCGCCATGGTTGACCGCATACGCGCCGTTTCTGTTGCACTAAGTTGTCTCATGTCATCCTTGGTTTAAGTGTGCCGGTGGTGGGAAAGAGGAGAGAAAACCACCACCGGCTGAGAGGTTCGGTGGGTGAGGCCGAACGGACGGGAGGCAAGATTAAACTATTGTCGGCCCTGCCAATTGCGCAAGAGCCGAAAGCTGGGTGTTCTCGTCATCACTATTCAGGACTACGCTGTGCGGATCGTTGATGTATGTCAGCGCGTCAGACGTTATCAGCGCCGCTGGCATGTATGCCGCCGCGTCTGCTTCGCATCTGGCGGCCTGTGCGACCGCGTGAGCGTGCATCTGTTGCCGATCATAGGAAGCGCCGTCCGCAGAGAATTTGTAGTCTCCAGCGGTGTGCTGTGCTACAACGCGCCATGCCGCGACGCGAACCAGCGCGCGAGCCTTGGCTACCGAGAGGTCTGCAACGGATGCCGCATTACCGATTATCAACGCCTCGTTAATAATCTCTGCGTATGATCCACCCGCGACAGTCCAACCGAGCGTGGTAGCAATTGGCCCAAGATCGGCGTGAATGAACGCGCCAAGCGTTGCGTCTGAATATACCGACGGGAGCGCCATTACTTCTTCGCTTTGGCTGGCTGTGCCACTTCAACAACCGGCGCGGGTTTCTGCTGGATCGCGTCCGCAACCTGTTCCAGAAAATCGGCGATTGCCTCTTCCCGGCGCATGGTCTGGATCTGAAGCGCGTGCACTCCGCCGTTGTTTTTTCGCGGTGTCGTGACGAAAGACAGGCCCAGTTCCGCGCCAATCTTCACGGCGGCAGCTTCAATCCTCGCATGAGCGTCGGCGGCTTTCTTTGCCAGAATGGAGTTATCCATGATCGCTCCTAGTTGTTGGCCGTTGCGAGTTGATACCACGCATCCACAAACCAAATCAACGTCAACGTGTCACCCTGCCCAAGCGCAATATCGCCCGACATCAAAGTGTT